CCGCTTGAGAATATGCCGGTTCCAGCCGCTAGAACGGTCGCTATGCCACTGATCGAACTTGTGCCTAACCTTACCCTTACCCCGTCACCCGAGACCGTTCCAAGCCCCGTAATAGAAGCACTCGAAACAAAGGTTACTTGTGAGCCGGAAGAAGAAGTCGCTGTACTGTTTACCGATGCACTAGCGTCCCTTATGCGAATGTAAGTTATCTGTGTTTGTGCGCTTCCACTGACAGACGATGCACCCGCAAATACTGCTATTGGACTTGCGCTTACCGACCCTGCACCCGATGCGGATGCCGCCGCTTCTAAGATGCAAGTATTCGCATCTGTCCAAACGGTTGAATCAAGCGAGAAGGCTAGACTATCAATGCTCCCGAATAGGTCTAGCTGTTCAAGCGTGAATGGGCCACAAACATCTGCCATTACGCAAAGGTGACAGTCAGAGAGCCACTAGCGATTTTGAATACATCGCCCGTGTCGATTGTTTTGGAAGTGGTCAAAGCACCATGTACCAACAGATTCCCACTAGTGAGAGCGTCAAAAATACCGAAGTGGGTGATGGTTCCCCATGAGCCACCAGCTTGCGGGAAATTGATATCTGCACTAGTGCTAGAAGCACCATTAGAGGGAGCAGCAAAAGTAGCAGACTGACGAGCGTAAGATGTACCACTGCACTCAGTACCACTACCAGCATCCGTAGGGTCACTCGTAAACAGTGCAACATAGACAGTTGTAGGTGCTGTGTAGCCAGTTGCGCGGAGAACTTCATTGATTAGAGCATTCTCAAGATAGTTAGACATTGCAGCCATTTTTTACCTCTTTGATAAAGTCATTGCGAGTGGAACACCCGAGTATTGAGCAGATTCATCCGATCTAACCAATGTGTCGATTGCCCTTTGATACATGGTAGCCCATGTCTGAATTCGTGCATCGTTCATGATGTATGGTTCTGCCTCCAACAATGCCGCATAAAGCAAAGCATCGGGAGAGTTAGCCATAAACGCATTACTTGAATTTCCGCTTGATAGGAATGTCGGAGCAGAGTAATACAGCAGTTGAACCGTGTATGTGTTGTCCGGCATTGGGGCTAACTGAAACTCAGTCGCCAAAATTGTGTAGTTCAACGGTTTACCGCGAACATGAGAATCTGTGTTCCGAATGAACACCGATGGAGACAGATAGGTCAATGGTTGCGGAGGGTTCCCCGTTACATAGAAGTCTCTAGCCTCAAGAAAGTCTGACGGTATTTCTACCGTTCCATCCCCGCTAGTCGTAGTGGTGGTGACTGATTTGAGCATTTGCCGAATGCGGAGTTCTCTGCGAAGTCTCAGTTCTGCAAACCGAATGAAGTCGGGAATCTGATCGGTCAAGTCACTACGGGCCAAATAGTTGGCAACCGCTGTACTGAGTTCAGAGAATGTCGCAATGCTCATACTTTCCCCGGTCTAGTTCTGAAAAATCTGTTATCGGGATTGTTAAGCCATGCCTTCATTTGCTTTTCATCGATTACAGCAAATCCCCGCATGATGCCTTTTGCGTTTAGATCATCAATCACCGTCAATGGGATTGAAGCTATCTTGTTACCAAAAATGTCATCCGACCACTTTGCGCGTTCATCGTAGGAATTGAATTCCTTTAGATTTTGCTCAATGTTTGCCGTTACATCTTGGCGTGTCTCAATAATGATGCCGCCTTCGCCATCAGCGTGGGCAACAGATTTACGAAACTCATTCATAGAAAAACCCCCATGCGGTTAAACATGGGGGCATTCACTCTTAGGGAGTCAAGTCAGCGATGATGCCGTGGGCAGCTTCGTTGTTCACTTGCAAGGTGTATTCCACCAGCAACTGAGTCACTTCCGCATCACCCGTCTTTGCCAACTCGTTGGTTTGGAAGGGGCGCAGATAGGCAACTGATGCCATGTCCACATCCAACACAAACGCAACTTCGTCACAAGTGTTGGTGCTGGTCATGAACCTGTTGGGAACAATCGAAATTGAACCGAAGTCGCTCAAATAAATATCAGCCGCCGACACGATGGTCGTAGGTGCATCACCGGGAGCCATGTAGCGTTGAGCCGCAATACCCGTGAAGGCAGAGACCAACTGTTTATGGCCGGGGTTGACCATCAACACTTTGGGATTGCCACCGGAGGCATACACTTCTTTAACCACAGTTTTCAGAGTGGCCTCATCAAAGGTGCGGTTAGTGCCGTTGGTACGAGTGGTCGTGCCGCTTGCGCCAGCAACACCGCTTGTGCCGAAGTCACCATTGGTAGCCAACCATGTTTGCAAACCACCCAATTTACGAGCAGTGCTTGAGTTACCGTTCGTGCTTGCTTGGTTTGACAACAGAGTGGTCTCCATGTCTCGCTTAATTTCTGCGCTTGCTTTCGCTAATTGATAACTTTTCTCAGATTTGCGCCCTGCTTTATCAACAGCTTCCAAAGTGCCGGAGATTTTCACGGTCTTTTGGCTGATCTGAGTCTTGTTGCCAATGCGAGTGGTGACAGCAATAGTGGCATCAGATGCCGTGTCCCCTTCAACAGCCGCATTCGTCAAAACTGCACTCGCAAGTGAATCAGTCATCCATTCGTGATTGGTAGCGGTTGCTTTGCCCTTACCAATGGATGACATAAATGGAGTGTCGGTTGGTGAAATAGAGTAGATCACATCGGAAAGTGATTCCCGTTGACCGATGGAGGTATAGGTTTGGTAGGTTGCCATGATTGAATCCTTAAATTAAACGAACCGTTCAAACGCATTTGCGGCATCTCGGATTTTTCCGGACTTACGCAATTGCGCCACTGCTTTTTTGTGCTGTTCTTGATTGTCTCTTGGCGCAGATACTCCGCTTTTCATCATTCGGGGGGCTTCTTGTACCTTCTTAGATACTTCCGGCTTGCCCTTTTGCAAAGAGGAATACTTCATACCGTGATACAAACTCAATACAGCACGAGAATCATAGACATTGGCTAACTCTTGGTCAGTCCACCCTATCGACTTGGCGTAGTCCCGAATATCCTTGCGGATTTGGTCGCCAGCCTTTGGGTCTGCGTATCCGGGTATAGAACTAGAAAGTTTTTGGCTTTCTTGAGCAATATGGCTTTGAAGTTTCTCAGAGTGTTCCGCTTGTTGCTGTTGAGCAATGCGTTGTTGTTCTGCCTTCAAGACCGCAAGTTGTTCCTTGCGTTGCTGCTGTTCTGCTACCTTAACCGCATACCCGATTGGGTCGCTTTCCTTAAGAGCATCCAAATTCTCGCCCTTCGTTTGCTGACTTAGGAATTGTTCCATCATCTGCAAGCGTTGAGCATACTGATCTCTTACCTTGTTTGCTTCGTCAATCTTCGACCGTTCTGCTTCCACAGCGCGGCGTTGTTCACTAAGCGTTTGGGTTTTCTTTGTGTAGTCGGCCCCAAGTTGATAGCCCTCAATAAGTTGATCGAGAGTTACTTCGCGTTCTTCTCCAGCCGCTTTGACTCGAAAAGTGCTTGTGCGCTCTGTTTCACCTTCTTCAGAATCCACCAACTCGGAATCAACGCCATCATCATTCTCTGAATCTGCACTCTGTTCGACTTGGCCTTCGGCGTTCGGTTCAGAGTCCATTAACCCAAAGAATGCAGAAGCAGCTTGTTCCACATTCAGCGATTCACTTCCTTGCGGAGCCGTGTTATCACTCATTTCTAACCCATTTTGTCAGCACTTACCGAGTGCCACGGTGTAATCAACGATTACAAAATCTTCCACCGCTTCTTCACAATTAGCCCCGTAGATGCGATTGATTCAAAGTGGCCTTTAATTGATTGTAAAGCATGAATTTTTAAATATGCAAGTTCTCGCGCTTCAATATCTTCCGGCGCAGAGTTAACTATATTCAGCAATTCAGATTGCTTTAATGCTTCCATTTCTTCTAAGAAGAACTCATCGGATAGCAGATTTTTGGCAAGTTCAAACTTTTCCATTTTGGATACTCGATATGAAGTCTGACATTGATACTTGCGGGGTATTGGCGAATTGGTTGCCTTGCAGTCCAGCCCATTGTGTGCCACCTAACAGATTGTCAGTGGTAAACAGTGAGTTTATGTCTATTGGGGCTTGCCATGTCTTTGTGTACTCGGGTCGTGCCCATCCGGATATGTCGCTCGGAGTGAATGGGAAACCGCTTTGCGGTGTTTCTGCATCACTGCCGCTAGATATTGCATCCCTTACTACATCACTCACTCTGCTTGCGCCGTAAATACCCAACCCAAGTTTGATTAACCCCTCAATTTGAGACCTTGTGAGTGGGCTAGAAGGTGTTTCTACCGGCCCCTCATATAGCGTGTCGGTAGCTTCCGTGTAATCAATCGGCGTACCATCTTTGTCTACCGTGAGAGTGCTTCCATCATCGTAGGTGTAGGTTTTATTTGTCGTTACCGGCGCACCAGTATTGATGTATGAAGTTGGGTCGCCAAGCGTCACATTACCCGTTGGCGTGAGTCCACCTTCTCCCACTACTCCACCAGTCAAATTGCCGGTTAGTCCTTGACCACCACCCATAATGTCTAAATTAGGGCTTGTTGGCGTAGTCAAACCCTCACCACCCGTTAAGACATTTAATGTGTAATCAATGGGTTCTGTGCCCGTTACCATTGTGTTTGGCAATGTTGCACTAATGCCCTCAGTCGTACCGCCAAGCGTGTACCCACCCGTTAGATTGCTTAGTGCCGCATCTATTTGATCTGGTGTTAGATTTGGTAGCGTTGTCTCAACTAGATTCGGATTTGTCTCCGGATATGCAGCTATTGTGTCTGCGCTAGTTGGTGCAGGGCCAGCATCCAAATAGTCGGGAATGGGAAGATTCTCAAGATACTTCTCGGCTTGTGCTTGAGAGATTGCATTCGCTGTGCCTTGAATGCCCGTTTGCACAAGCGCAGTCTTTGCAGCAGTCTCGGGGTCTTTCCCCGCCACCATGTT